TTTCAAAGTCTATGTGGATGGCACGACTATCGCCGGAGACGGAACACCCGGTAACCCTCTTAGAGTTATAGGAGGGGTCGGAGATAATACGATTGACGGGAACGACAACAGCACTACTTTGGACGGCGGAAACGCTACTGATACAGGATCAGAAACAATAGATGGAGGAACAGCTTAATGGCTCAGATACTGCTACGCCGTGATACGGCGGCAAATTGGCAATCGGCAAACCCAGTCTTGGGACAGGGTGAATTAGGTGTAGAGACCGATACCGGGAAAGCGAAACTCGGTGACGGCTCAACTGCGTGGAATGACCTCGCTTATTTCAAGGACGTGACGTTCACTTCGACACATGAGAGCGATATTGAGACAGTTTTAAATGAGGCTCACACCCATGTAAACAAGGCTCTTCTCGATGTACTCACTAACAGCGGAGATGGCACCAAGTTTTTATCAGACGACGGCACCTATAAAGTAATCAACAACGGAACAGCTACGGACTTCGTTTCGTTGACCGATACTCCTTCAAGCTATTCAGGGGCGGCAGGTAAGGCAGTTGCGGTTAAAAGCACTGAGGACGGTGTTGAATTTGTGGATTTCCCCTCTGGTAGCGGGGCTGCTACATTTGATGATCTGGCCGATACCCCTGATACCAAGGTAGCAGGTAAATACGTGCGTGTCAGCGATGACGGGACATCTCTTATCTATGCTGACAGCACTGGAACCACCACCATTGAAGGAGCCGTGGTTATCGACAGTGTGCTTGATCTCATCAATTACAGTGATGGGGTGCAGGATGGTACAGCTGTTTTCGTTAAAAGCTTTTGGCCCGGCTATACTATTGGCGGCGGTTGGTTTGTGTGGGATTCTAATGCCGACATGAACAAATTTGACGGCGGTTGTTATCTCAAATCCAAAACGCTTGGAGATGGGTTGTGGGTGCGTATTAAGTCATTTGCCACAGGATTTAACCCTGCGCATTACGGAACTGTCGGAGGTGCTGCTTCCGGGTCGGCCCTAACAACTCCATTGTCCAAATTTTTCACTTCTTTGAGCGACGCTCAGTGGTTTTACCCTTTCGTAGATGATCTCGCTACATGGTCGGCAGATGAGGCTGGTTTCACTCAGTCTGTTATGACAATTCAACGCAACGGGACAATCTATAATCAATACGCCCCTTACTGGTCACGTCCTGTCGGGAAAATGTACTTGCGTGAATTTAGCGGCACGATTGAGACATATCACGGGCTCTATCTGTACTCCTGTAATATCCGCATTGAAAACGACATTACCGTCTATTACAAAGGGGCAAAGCACGGCACGCTGGAACGTCCTCAGTATGTTCTCAAAGTAGAAGGTATGCCTGCGGCGAAAAACCGTGCGGGTGTCCACTCCACCCCGACATGGCAAAACCATAAAGCGTGGTGGGATGAAGATTACCCTGTATGGCAACCAGGAACTGCTTACTCAGTTGGGGACCGTGTTTATCCGACTGGTGCTAGTTACTATCTGTATGAATGTGTTGTAGCTGGTACATCTGGAGATACCGAACCGACTTGGGATGAAACCGACGACGGTACAGACGCAGGCAAAGGAACCACAACTGACGGAACTGTTACGTGGAAAACGGTAAGGGCCTTCTACGGGAATCAGTACAATGCCATGAACTTGTCATTTTTGACAAATGTAGCCGTAGACTGTTACACATCCGTGGCATATACTGAAAAAGAATACCCTCGTGTGAACGGGGTCGGCATAGGGTCAGCCGCAAGTAACTGTCGATTTGCGAATCTGAATATCTCCGCTGATTGGGACGGTATTGTTTTCTACGGTTTGGGTATGCTGAGCCCGGTAGAAAATATTCGTATTAACGATTGTGGTCGAGACGGTATCGTCTGGACTCAGTATTATGGGGATTTCACAACTTGCGTATGGGCTAAGAAACTTGAAATTGCCAATTACGGACGGTACGGTATCTGCGCTTATAATGGCGGAGTCTGGACAGATTTCGTATTTGAAGATATTGACGTGGAAGCGTGGGTATCTACACGATGTGACGGTCTCTTCTCAGACGACTATAGCTGGTATTGGCAAGGTGTCCCGGCATCGATCTTTATCCGTGGTGGTAGCGACACTGTTATCCGTGGTGTGCGAACGGAAGCTATTGGAGCCGATCATGTTGAATTTCACTTCTTTGACGGGGTGCCGTGGGTAGAAACTATTCACGAGATGAAATATTTCATTAGTCGTAGTGTGGACAGTAAAGGGGGAACAACTCAGGCATACAAAGATTTCCTTGAGGCCAACTACCGCAATGAAATTACGCCGGACCTCAATGCGTATGTGGCAACAGCCGATACGGATACGTACACTAGTGTTGCAAGCGACACAATTTACAAATTTAAAGCGGGGGCTACTGTTTTTCTGACTAAAAACAGCGGAGTGCCGTTTTCTTTCCACGCAGAAAAACTGAACACAATCACGGTGAAAGAATGCAATTCATACCCATCATCGGAAACTATGATTGTCACACCTGTGGATGATACAAACTATGCGCTGGTTTTGTACCCATCTGACGCAGGGGAGCCTAACCGAACCAACTGCGCCATTCCTATAGGGGCAAAAATTCAAACATCGTTCGATACCCCGACTGTGCTTGATGGTGTTGTTTCTAACGTTGGACTACACCGTTTTAGAGATTACACTAACCATTTGACATATGTGTTTAACCCTGCCACCAATCACTGGTGTTTCGTTGATCGCTTTAATCTGAATAAACCAATTGCGAATTTCAAGGGAATTGTTACGCCGTGGTCTTATAACCCGTGGTGGGTGCGCAATAACTTCTACCCGTCTACAGGGTATGTGGAAATGGATTCCGATCAAAATGTCACTGTCTATGCGGAGCAGCAGCCATTTACAGTCTACCTGCATCGAACAACTCCTTACGCTACACCTGATCGGTTTAAAACAGAAGCCCCGACATTCGATGCACGCAAATGGCAAGACTATGAGTATCGATACGGTGACACATTCCACACGAGTAACTACTCTTTCACCGGAACCTACGGCGATGGACGCTTTACTCATTTGGTAGTAACTGCACCCGGATGGTTTGGTAAAGACTGGCCCGCAGAAACGACTGTTTCAACTGGCACATACGTAGCCGCCAATAAACTGGTCTGGACACCGAGTGAATCCGGTAAAACCTGCGGGGTTATGCCGCAATTCACCTCCACCATCGGGGACACAGTTACAGAGCAGCCCGATTACACAACGTGGGCTGCGTCAACCGACTATACAACAGGCTCCTATGTTATGCCGTCAACGGCTAACGGGTTTTTCTATGAGGCGACCACGGGCGGAACTTCCGGCTCTACCGAACCTACATGGCCTACAACCAACGGCGCAACTGTTACAGACGGCAGTGTCACATGGACGGCCCGCAAGATTGTGACGTGGGTAGCCAAAAAGACAGAAGCGAAAATGGAGTGGACGCACCGTGTCTACGAAACGAACAAAATTTCAGGCACGACAGCAGACCGCCCCTCTGTAACAGAGATCGGATTCCAATACTTCGACACGGATCTCGGAAAACCGATCTACTGGAATGGCTCTGGCTGGGTCGATGCAACTGGCACGGCGGTGTAATCCGCTCGTGCTATAATATGGATCTAACAACCTCAAAAGGAGAGATCGATGTACAAAGACAAAAAAGCATGGTGGCAATCCAAGACAATCTGGGGAGCCTTCGTTACTCTGGCAGCAACGGTCGTTGGCCTTTTTGGCTACCAGATCGGGCCGGAACAGCAGGCTCAGGCCACGGAAGCCTTCACCCAGATTGCGGCGGCGGCTGGGGCCATCTTGGCCATCTACGGCCGTCTGACAGCTACGCAGCGGATTAAATGATCCGGCAGATCGTCTCCATCATATACTCCCTCATCGAGGTCTTGAAAAAGGCCCGTAGGGAGTGGGGCAAAGAGAAGATCGAAAAAGAGCTGAAACACCGTGATGACAAAGAGACTACTGATAATCTCAACGATCTGCTTCGGTAGCCTGTTCATCACGGGCTGCACCAAGGTCGTTGTGCAGGATCCCGAAATAAAGGCTCATTGGATGAGTAAAGGCGAGCCCGCACCATTTGACGGAGTCCTGTTGAACGACTACACCTACTACAAATTGAGGATGAAGCTGAATGAGTGTCGAGAAACAGCAGATTGACTGGTCGGAATGTCCTATAGGAAGGAAGTGTGAAGTGAGTACAAGATTCCTTGAAAAGGAGTTGGAGAGTGCTAAATCCAGGCATTCGTCCATTATCGAAAAACTCGACGATCTGCATAACCAGACCTCGAAGCTGAGTGGAAAACTCACACTCATCACGACAGTCTTCCTCGCTGTCACGGCGGCGGTGTCCGGTTTCCTTTTCGACCTTCTCAGGGACATCCTTCAAAGGGCTGCGCATGGTTGAAGAACAATGGAAATTCTTACAGGACATCGCCCTGCTGATCCAATACGCCAACCGTATTGGAGTGGTTCTCACGGCGGGGGAAGCCTACCGAACCCATGACCAGCAGTTGCTTTACTACTATGGAAAGACTCTCAGGCTAGAGAACGGAGAAATCGAGCTGTACGACGCTCCAAAGAGATCATGGACGATGAGGTCCAGGCACCTGAACCGCCTCGCTATGGACTTCAACTTTTTCATCGACGGAAAGTTGGTCTATGATGAGAAAAACCCAAAGCTCATTCAGCTCGGCGAGTTCTGGGAGAACCTCGACGAGATGAACGAGTGGGGAGGTTTTTGGTCTAAGCCGGACACTCCTCACTTCCAAAGGAACCTCGATGCCGTTCACAAAGTGTAAGACAACAAAGTCCGGAAAGGCCGGAATCAAGTGGGGAAAAAGAGGGAAATGTTATCCAAAGAAAGGCGGAGGCCTCAAAAAAGCTTTCGCCCAGGCTTACGCCATCTACAAGAACGGGGGAGGCGAAAAGCCTACCTTCCCGAAACGGTAGAGAACTGCCCGTCTACCCCCTTCTCTATCAACTGGACTTTGGCATCCCGTGCCTGCTCGCACTCGTTTTGCAGGTAGTCGATCAGTAGCTCGGCATACCCGGCAATATCCCTGTAGGTGTCGATGTAATAGGGATCCCCCTTGATCCGCACCAGCTTCTTGATGATGTAGTCGACCCCCTCATAGATAACCGGGTCTGCAACTCCCGGTAGGATCGTTTCCCTTACAGCAGCTGAATCTTTGGCATTCTCACTGAATTTTCCGTAACGATTTCCTCTTTCCTCGAGAGTACGCTCTGTACCCATTTCCTTCCTCCAGTATCTTTTTAAGTTTTTCTGAATGTTTATAGAAACGCAGGTGATAAACCGGAATGCGATAGTCCAGTATCGACCTACCTGTCGGACTGTTGTTCCAGCACCTCGTACTTATCCACACTTCCCAGTTGTGCCATCCATTCTCACCGCACAGCTTGGAAATTTCGACGGCTATTTCAACAGGAGCGAAACCCTTTTCCTCGAGTTCGTATAGCAGTCGATGATTGTAGGAGACTATCATGCTCCTTACAGTCGAGGCGGTCAGAAAAAAAGTCTCGTCTACCAGCAACTCATGACGGTAGTCCGCCAGCTTGATCGGTTGTTCGGGCCTGTGTTTCCAGTTGTGCCGATTAGTCCGAAGAGTTTGAGGCCCAACTCCATACCTGTCGCAGAAAGTCTCCGCCGGAAGCCACCTCGGCTCCCATTTCAGTACCGAGTAGTCCTTGGCGATGAGACGATCAATCGCCTCTGGAGAAGCCAATCCCAGCTTCCTCAACCTCTCTTTTATATCGTTCAAGTGTCGCCTCCGTTTTTGTGATTTTGGACCGGAGGGTAACCAGCAGATCCGACAACCTCTCGCTCTCCGGAGAGTAGAGAGGTTCCTTGTGATAGAGCTTACGATTTCTCTCGTAACTCTCCCGAAGCATCTTCAACTTGGCATTCTCTACCTGTATGAGAAGCTCCGGGGCTATGCCAGCTCTGGCACAGTACTCCGGTAGGTCATAGCCATAGATGTCCTTGCGGGTGAAGTTCATCTAAACCTCCTCAGTCAATCATCATGATCTGCTCGTAAAGCCATGCGAGGAAGGCGATGCTGAGCAGGATTGTAGTGAATGTAATGGCAATCATGATTCTGTGCAAACTCATGGCCCAACTCCTTTGACAAAAGGACAGGTATCATACAGCTTACAATATCGCCTGTCGCAAAGATTAGACGACGGGGTGCCCCGGAAGACGATCTCGGGTAGAGACCTCCCAGAGAGTACATCGTCCACACTCCGTGCCAGAATGTCAAGGAGGTATCGGGTTTGCGCTTTAGCCAATTCCGCAGGGAGAGAATAGACCGCTTTGCCATTGACAATGTTGTGGATCGTGGCTCTATCCATCTTCCCTTCACCCGCCTCCTCAGCCAGCATGGCATAAGCCGAAAGCTGGGGAATATAGCGGGAAGGAACCGCCTTGCGTAGCGTAGTCTTGATGTCGACGATACCTCCATCTTCGATAATATCCGCCGTACCTTCCAACGCCCCCACGAACTCGTAACCACTGAACTCGATGCGGTATTTCTTCTCGACCGCTTTCGGTCTCGTCTCCTCCATAACAGGCTGGTACAGGGATATGTTCTCAACCACGATTTTCTCGTATTTACCCGGATCCTCATCCGCTTCGACGATGACATCCTCTTCCTTCAGTTTTTTCTGAAACTCCTCCACGGCGGCATCCTGCATAACAGACACTGGTGGGAGTTCTCCGGTCTTGATCTTTTCGGTATAACCAACCTCGGCCCCCTTGTGCGTAGCCGTCCCGGCAGTCATCTTGACATTGGGGATGCTCGGTACTCCTTCGATGTGGTGCTTGTACCACTTCCAGGGGCAGTTGAGCCAAGTAGAGATGCTACTCGGCCTGATAGTCAGCGTCTCCGAAGACACAGTCTGCGAAGATGAAACGATGCTCATGAGGGATCTCCTTGTAGATTTTGAAAGCGAGGCGGCGGATCTCCAAAAGGGCCGCCCGGCTTGTTCTTAGCCTCAGAAAATTTCTAAGGCTCCGTGCGTTGATTGTCCAGACCAGAGAGGTCTTGTAGCTCTCGGGCAGAGCGTACTTGGCGACATCGTTCTTGATGCCGTCTCTCACAAACCCCCGCACTTTTCGCAAAGCACTCCGTGCAGCCGTGTCAACCCACTGATCCCCGGACAGCACGAGAAATCTGTCAAGTTCCCACTCTCCGGCCTCCGCCAGCTCCTTGAGCGTGTAGCGGGTGCTCTTGACCGTCATCGAGGTGATGCGATGCCGGGCAAGCTCCTGAAGGCAGGCCCGGCTGATACCTTCGATGTCGAAAGTGTAGACGAGGTGTTCGAGCACCGACTCGTGGCCCAGAGCCACGCCGACCCTGTGGATCCTCTCCGTCATTTTAGGCCCCTTGCGAGGCTCGGTGCCGTGGCTTTTCGAAATCGCCAGATCACAAACCTCCATAGGGGTGTAGTGTAGTAGTTTCACATCCATTATGCTATCCTCCCTGTACTTCCAAAACCTCCTACCCGCTCGCTTTCCTTATGATAAACACCTTGCAGGTAGGGAAGATGCTCGATGACGATAAGCTGAGCGATCCTCTCATGCCGCTGAATCGTCACATAATCGGTTGTCGTATTATAGAGCATCACTTGGATCTCGTCTCCATAATCCATGTCGATGATCCCTACGCCGTTTGCCATTGTTAAGCCCTTCTTAGCCAGCGAAGAGCGAAGAGTCATCAGGATAAAGTGGTTATCCTTGAGGGCGTACCAATCTTCACTATCATTGGCAATGAACACTCCAGTCTTCACCGTTTCGATAGATCTGGGAGGAACCACCACCTTGGCTCGGCTTCGAATATCGAAGCCAGCACTGTATTGAGTCTGCTTTTCAGGTATCAAATTAGGGTATAACGCTTTGAACATCTCAGCCTCCTGTCCGTCCACCGCACTTGAAGAGCAGATCTCCAAGCTCTACGCTCTCTTCGCCATGCTGGACGAAAATTACTCCTGCGACGATTTGCAACTTCGAAGCCTGATACTCCTTGAGTCCAAGAGCCTTGCAGGCCTCATAGACGATACACTTGGCGGCCCTCTCGGTCATGAAGCCCTGAGCCACCTCACCTTCAAGATATGTTTTGAGTCTCATTTTGTACCTCCTTTCTTGTAAGCTTCTATTGTAGGAAGCCATTGCTCTGCCATTGCCTTCGCAATCCCTGGAAAAGTTTTACTTCTAAGTTTCGACCTTTCCTTGGAAGGTGGCATTTTCCAGATCCTTTGCTCTCTGTCTTCTACAATCTTAGTTGGTTTCAGTGACGGTAGATTTTTTAACCATAAACAAGTTTTCTTTGTCTCACCATGCCCAAACTGCCAAGGTTGAATTATCTGATCTGGCTTCCTGTATATAGTTGACATGATAGATACAGGATTTTCAATTGCAACACATGATACATGATTGAGTTGAGTAAACAATAGAAAAAACTCAATAGCTTGTTGCTGTCTCCCATCCTTTCTTTTTTCAGAAAACCACCGTGCTCCTGAAACAGCAAGATGAGTGCACGGAGGAAAAGCAATGACTGCATCCCATTTATCCTTGAGAACTTCTCTGACATCTTTTTGGATATGCCATTCAGGGTGGCCTCCTGAACAAGGCTCTATATCACAGCTGTAAGCTTCAGCTCCCAGTTTTCGGAATTCTTTGCATACAGCCTGGCTCTCTTCACAAGCTACCAGAATGCGGGCACTCACTTCACACCTCCTACTTTGTTGATTTTTACGAGAGTAGGCTTGAACCTACTACCCTTTCTGTAATAGGCCGGGATAGCCGTGAAGGTCACCCTCTCGCCTTTTCCAAACTCCTTGAAAGGAGCGTTCCCCACCCAGCAGTGCCTCCTATAAGGCTTATGGTCATGGAACACTATATCCTCGAGGCACACTTTGCCATCCGAGCTTCTCGTGCCAATGGTGGCGATAAAGCGTTTACGATCCTTGGGTTTTGGTTTGCTCATTTTAAATATCCCTTTTCCAGTCCCACACTTCGAAACCTTTAGGCTTTCCAAAGACTACTAACATAGAAGGAAAAGCTGGGGAAGTAGAATGTTGTTTCAGTGGATGCTCAAACTTAATACTACCTTTAAGAAAGTAAACCCTCCCATCTACTGCAATTTCATGAAACCACTTAGTGTCCGTACGGGCAGGCACTAAACACAGAATTAGGTTTTTATGCCTAATCTGCTGATCTCTGGCAAATTCAAGCCATTTAGGTAAAGCTTTACCATAGGGAGGGTTCATCCAGCATACTGAAGCATCCCAACTTTTGGTAAATGCGTTTTCTTTCAAAGAAAAGAAATGCGGTGCTTTGGCAGATATTTCATCTGCGCAAACATCTAACTCTATTTTCACATTAAACTTTTTTTGCACTGCCTCTATAAAAATCCAAGGAGTTTGCCAATCTTGTAATGCAGAACTAAATACCCCACTATTGATTTTACTCATGCCTCTCTCCCTCACCTAATCTTTGATCGAAATAAATCAAAGCCTTAGCGGCTTTTACAGCTCCCTCAACTGGGTTTTCATGCTTATCTAAAATAGCATTTCGAAGGCCAAATAAAGCACCCTCCAAAGAGCCGTACAATCCTATCCTTCTTCCTGCTTTACCAATCCGATACCCGTCAGGAACCTTCTCCATCCACCATTCTTCCCATCCGTAAATCATCTTCAACCTCCATACACTTTTGAAATATCGACATCCAAGGGGCAGGGCAGATCCTTGACCTCCGGGAAAAACCGACAGCACTCGGCCCAAGCCCTTTCCATCGCTCCGAGTATGGCCTGCCCGACCACCTCCGCCTCTTCTTCCTTCGACTCTGCGACGATGGCATCGTGGATGACATTGACGACCTTGACATCGTGCTCCTTGAGCAGGTAGTGCAGGGCCAGCTTCATCAGCTCCGCCCCGGTGCCCTGGATCATGATGTTGAGGGCATCGCTCAGAGTCTCACCGACATAGGGGCGACCGAAGAGCGTCCTGCCTTCGTAGACCCCTTCCGGGTGGTACCGCATTTTCTGACCCACTTCCCGGTGCTTGATGGCGAAGCCTATGTACTTTTCGAACCATTTGGCCCGGACGATCTTCGCTTCCTCTTCGGTCATGTCGATGCCCGTATTGGTATGGACATAGTTGCGAAACTTTCTTGCGCCCATACCGTAGAGAAGTCCAAAGTTCGCAGACTTCGCTACCTGTCGCTGGGTTTCTGAAACCTCGCTCTCCGGGATCCCGTAGATAAACGCAGCTGTGGAGATATGGAGATCTTCTCCGGTTTTGAAAAGCCTCTCCATCTCCGGCTCGCCCCACATCGCTACAGCGATACGAAGCTCGATCTGAGGGAAGTCTACAGCTACAAGAGTTTTGTTATCTCCCTCATCGAAACCGAAAACATTCTTGAGGGCCTTCGGTATCTGCTGGATATTCTCCTCAGAGCAGGAGAAGCGGCCCGACCGGGCCCCACACGGATTGAAATGTCCGTAGACTCTCGGCTTGTCGTACTTTTCGAGGAAATTGAGCTGCTTGGACATCTTGCGGGCATGGTAGATCATGGCCGCTCTCTCGCTTCCCTCATGAACGGCTCTTTTAAGAAGATCACCGTCAGAGAGTGCGGCAAGAAGAGCTTCCTCATCAGTGCGGTTTATCATCTGCCTGATAGCGTTGACATCCGCCTTGTCCGTACCTAGCCATTCCTTGACCTGCGGTGAGCTGTTATAGTTGACCGGGATCACCGCCTCGAGCTTGGCAAGCTTATCGACTAACTCGGCCCTCAGCGCATGATGCCTTTTTTCACTGACTGGCATCCCCTTCTGCTGAAGGTCGATGGTGTACCGAAGAGTCTGCTTGTCGAGTCGATAGGGAAAGCTCTTGGCGTGATCCCGCACCGCCTCCCAGAGTTTTGGCAGAAGCTTGACATCCTCCGCCGCATAGGTCAGCATCCTTGGAGTGATGGCACGGGCCCAATTGGCCTTCTGCATGGCCTTTTTGTCCTCGGTGCTCATCGACACCCCGATGCGCTCCAAAACGGCATCTAGACTGAACCGCTGAAGCTCCGGGAAAGCGAGTTTGGCTAGGAAGTAGAGATCGTCGAACTCCTCGCTCGTCTCTTTCAGCGTACCGAAGTCGTAGCTCAGGTTGAAGCCGATGAGCCAGTGCGGCTGGAAGTATCTCCAAACCTCTTTCCAGTTGACGAAATAGCTGTCGTATATCAGCACCTCATCCCAGCCCTCCTGGTAGAACTGCAAGAGCCGGGGGAACCCGTAAAGCCCGACAGTTTCGATATCGAAGTAGATCGGCTCGCCAGGGTTTATCTCAGGGGTTGTGAAAGTCTTTTCAAGCCTGTACATCGTCGTCCCCCTCCCAGATCAGAGGGTCGTCGGGGCGTAAGGGTTCTGCGTAATGCCATAATATTTCCGCATAGCCTTCTTGCAGCCCGTTTGGCACGGCTACAAATCTGGCATTACCGTCTGTCTTGTATTCTTTGACAACCCGTATTTTTTTTACTTTATCATTTTTAGTCCATACCCGGCAAAGTATCCCTTTGGGAGGGATCTGCTCGTACCAAGGTTTGGGTTTGATGCGAAATCTGTCAGGGGTGAAACCAGCTTTGACGGCATGATAAAATTCATATTTCCACCAATATGGAGGGAGGTCTACCCATACATCCCCATCCCACACCTGAATCGCTACGCCATCAGCATTTGCTTTTCTCAAATCGGCCCACTCGTCGCTGGTGATGTAGAGATTTTTACTATCCCAAGCCAGAGTCGTCCTCTCCTGCCAAACCCCATTTTCCAAAGGGAGTTTTACCCATACCTTCGTTCCATCCGGGTGCGAAGCCCAGTAACGGATCTCCTTCTCGTGTGTCATGTTGTCCTCCTTTCATTAGAGCCGGGGAGAGGAGATCCCCGGCCTTGTGACTGCTTTGATTACGGTTACTACACTCAAAAACGTAAGGGCCTCTCTTTTCGCCCGGCGTTTTCTCGTGCGAGGCGGGAAGCCTCCAGGGAGATCATCCTCCTGCGACAGAGGAGTCTCCGCCATCTCACCGGATGCTGCGGCCCTGCACCCGGCTATCAGGTGTAGCGTGAACTACAAAACTATGCAGACCAGCCCCGTTAGAGGGGCACCTTGAACCTGTTCCAGTGGACGAGTTTTAAGGCATCCCGGGCCTCTTTCAAACGAAAGCGTGTCCCAATTGGAAAAGCATCGTCGCTTTTCACCTCTTTCCTGAGACCTTTATCACGGACGAGTTTTAGGGCATCCCGGGCCCGCTTTACCTCACAACACTACGAAATTCACACAGAGGTACCCGTCTCCTTTCGTAGTGTCCTCCCCAAACTCCCAACCAACCTCCCAAGGGGATTACATCTCGGGTTCGTCAGGCACTTCGTTCACCGAAGTCTGGCCCTTGACCATGCCATCGGAACCTTCGTTGTCCTGTAGAAGCTCACGATACCGCCTGGCAAGAGCCCGGCGATCCGGCTCTGCGAGAACGAGGTGTTTGATCTCGTACCCGTGGGCCTTGGCCCGGCGACCATCCTTGAACTTTTCGCCTTTTTCCCAGCTCTGGGTGATACGGTACAGCTCTTCCTTGACCATCGTACCGTCTTCGACCCGGTTCTTGATGATTGTGCGGGGGATGAAGCTCACCAGCTCCGCCGTCTCGACAGCGGCCTCGATGCTGGAAAGGTCATTGAGCTTGAGGCCGAGCATGACATAGAAATCTCCGTACTCCGCACTCGTTCTGTCTGCTGTATCCATCCAGAAAAAGTCGATGGAATCTCCCTTGCCTTCCCAATCGAAGTTGGCAAACTTGTTCTCCGCCTTGACAACCTCTTCGGCCTGTACGAAAGTCTTTGCCATTTTTTAGCCCTCCCTCGTTTTGAGATCGATGTCGGCGACGATGCCCTCCTTGGTTCGTCGAAACTCAACGCCTTTTACCTCGGCGTTTTCAAATGTCGTCTCCGCAATCTCTTTCAGCATATCCACAAGCTCGTTATTGTCGAGCTGAAGCTCAAGAGAAATTACGACACCTTTCGGCTCGCTCCGCTGGATGTAGACCTCCGTAGAGGCTTCGACTGCGTCGTAATGCGAAACTACCCTGTGCATGGAAAGAGCGGCGGCTCTTTTTACCTCTTCTGCGCTGAATGTTACTTTCATGTTTTTCTCCTTAGTTGAATTGTATTAGGTAGAGATCGAGCACTCCGTCAGGCCTCGCCCTCAGCAGGTAGCACGGGGCTACTTTGTCGAGTTTCCCCAGAACCTTGACCTGCGATGGTCTCAGCTCTCTGTCGTCGAACTTGACCTCCATGAATCCCGGTTCGAGGTTCTCTTCCATAAACTGTGTTACGATGTAATCCGGGAAACCCCTCAGAACCGTGCTGTAAATCTTAAAGCCGTCCGCCTTGACGAATTTGTCGACTAGGCGGTAGCTCTCCTTTTCGTTTTTGATTGCCCTCCCTGTATTGAAGGAAGTTATAAGTTCCTCTAACACATTTAACCCTCCTTTAAGTGTTGTCTTTCCCGCACATATTCATGTAGCTCCATCTTTCTGTCTACGATGCGCTGAACCTCGTAGTCGATTGAATGTCTCAACAGCTTGTTGACTACGAGCTTCTTTGCCTCCTGCCCGCTCCTGTAGATGCGGCCTCTGGATTGGTAATAATCCCTGTAGGCCAAAGGAAGGGACAGATAGACGATAGAGCTGTATTTTTGCAGGTTTGCGCCCTCCTTGAGCGAGTATGTCGCTATGATAGGTCTGTCTCCCTTAATTATAGCGTCTTGCAAGTCTTTTTTGTCATCTCCGAGCACATAGTAGAACCTGTTTCCGTATCTGTTACGAATGGTAACAACCGGTGTTCTGAAATAGCTGAAAACGATGGTCTGCGGGTGATCCTCGAGGTAGTCGAGGGCCCAGTCGATCTTGGCGGTGTCGAACAGCTCCTTGGTCTCCGGGTCGATGCCCTGAGCCACTGCGTACTCGCTGATGAAGGAAGTTACCGGGTTGAGCAAATCAGCTTCAACCTCCCTCCACTTCTTGGCTATCTGCCTGCTTTTCGACAGTTTATGCTCCAGAGTGACAAGATCCGGCATCTCGGTCACATCCTCGATGTTGACCCGGAAGGTGTGCGGCTCTATCGTGCGAAGGATGACATCCCTGTACTCGTCCCTTTGCAACCTGACGGGCCTGAAGTAGGAGTCGAGATGGTAGTAGAATTTAACCCACTTCGACCAGCTCCAGCCCTGCCAGATGCTCGGGTCTATCAGCTTGTACTGAGTATAAAGCTCGTAGAGTCTGTCCTGCGGCGTACCGCTCAGAAGGATCTTCGGTTCGTTCTGGTAATGCTTGAGCAGTTTCTGGGTCACCTTGGCCTTGTTGTTCTTGGCCCGGTGCGCCTCGTCGAGGATGAGGAGGTCGCCTATCGGGATCACGCTCATCCGGTTGAACTTCTCATAGGTGAAGATGTCCTCTCCGGGTTTGAGGTTGTACCCGAACTTCGGTGCCTCCGAGACCCATGAATCATGCGCCGACAAAGGAGCTATAACGATGATATCCTCTGCCCCGACCTTCCTTGCGGCGGCGAGGGCTCCGATGGTTTTCCCCGTGCCAACATCGGCGGCGAGGTAGGCCGAGTGATGGCCCTGCCTGCGCCGCAGACTGTACCAAGCCACGAACTCTTCCTGCCACCGATAGAGCTTAAGACCGGTAATCATAAACCCTCGTGAATTTTCCGCCGATTTTCTGCACCCCTACCTTTACCCCGGCGGTTTTGATCTGCGAGCTTATGCGCTTTTTGGGCACCTTGGTTTCCGGGTCTCCCATATAGTGCTTGTAGAGAGCGAAGATCATGTTGGTAGGCACCCACTTCTCAGTATTGTAAAGGCTCTTGATCTGAATCATAAGAGCCTCGTCATACTCCTCGCACTCGGTAGCGAGGATGTCCCACTGGGCCTTGGACACCAGCCGGGTGAACCGCTCAATCGGTCTCGAATTCTGGGCCTGTATCGCCTTTTTGTAAGTCTCGTCAGCGAAGACCTTGTTGTAGAGGTCCTCCCGCCGGGGCATGGTCGAGAGAAACCGAACGAAGTCCGGCAACTCCCTTTCGATAGTGTCGACGATCTGTCCCTGATCGATGAGCTTCTTAAGCTCCGGTATATCCTTGAGCACCATATCGGCTTTGCTGACCGAAAACCTCCGGTCGGTGTAGCCTATTTCGATGGGGGCGAAATCGTTGCTGGTGATGATGAAGTTAGCCCAGTTGCGCACGCTGTAGGCATCACGGCGCATTTTTCGCAGCATGATGTGGTCGTCCGTAATCCACGCCTTGATCTTGTTGTGGACCTTGTCCTTGTCCGAGTAGCTGTTGCTGATCTCGTTGAGGTTGACGAAGAGCTTGCCCTCGAGCCAGCCTGAAAAGTCCTCCTGCACCTGGCCCTGACCCACATTGAGGGCGCAGAACTCGGTGCCGACTATAGGGGCGATGATGTGGTCGGTTAGGAGCCCCTTCCCCGCCCCCTCGTCACTGGTTATTACCCATGCGACCTTGCTCTTCTCCAGCCTTGCGAACCACACCGCCAGCCAGTTGAGAAAACCCTCCCTTACGGTTTCGATAGGGAAAAGGTTCTCGATAATCGCCATGATGGTGGCCGGATAGGCCTTGGGTTCCTGATGGAGCTGATAGAGTTCAAGCAAAGGGGTCTGCTTCCAGGGATTGTAGACCTTGAGCCCGTCCTCAGCCGTGAAAAAGGTAGGCTTGTAGGGCTCGAAGAGGGTCTCGATAATGGGAAGGTTGTGCCACTCCTTGAAAGGTTCCGTCGTTTCAAGCACCGAGCGGACTATCTGGGTGAAGCTCTGCTTGGTATGCCGGTAGAGCTTTCCGGAAGGCAGATACAGAAGGATATACTCTCCGGTGTCCGGGTCGATCCACATCTCGTAGCCCGCCTCCTTCATGCGGTTGATGAGGCTTCCCTCTTCGTACTCTGTTTCCCAGTTTGGGTTGTACTCCCAGATGCTCCCTCCCTCGCTGGTGAAGTTGGGATTGAGAAGTGTCTTTTCGAAGTGCTTGTCCTCTATGGGATATTCCCAAGCATGGTTCAGAAAAACCATGACCCTCCGAAACAGGTCGATGGAAACGGAAGGGTCACGGGCGAGGATGCCTCGCACTCTTACGAGATACTCGTGCCCGTCCCCGTCCCGGATGTCCGACGGCTCGAGATAGCCCTTGTCCTCGAACAGCTCGCTGTATTCCGTCCCCATCTCCCCTGAGCGGAAAACCGTGGGGGTAAGGCGGCGCAGGGCCGCCTTGATTCTGTCGGCGTTTGGGCCGACCGGGCGGATCCGGTGGTTGACGATGGAAGCGTCGAGCAGGTAGCCGAGCAACACCGCCAATGGGGTAGAACTCTTCGAGAGTACCGACTCTTCTTTCTGTACAATGCCCGTGGAGGCCCGGCCCTTGAAGACGATGTTGTCCGGCATAGGCACGATGCCTTCATCCTTGATGACCTCGTAGCTGGCGCAGGGAAGATCCTCGTCGACCTGCCAGACGACATTGCCCCCGTCGTTGCGAATGTCGACCCCACGGATCCCACCGTAGCGGGCCGTCGTGCCGACGAGAGGCTCGTAGCCGAAATAAAAATGCCAGCCCCGAGCCGTTTTGACGATGTAGCCGCAGGCATTGAAGAGCTCTATGTTGAAGTGGCGTTCGAACTCCTCGAGGGCTTCGGCGTTGTCTATGTCGACAACCGTGATGCCGGAAGCCTTGCCCGTTATGACCGCCCTGGCGTTGGGCTTGTAGGGTAGGGTGAGCTTGTCGAGCTCCTCTCTGGATAGAGTTGTCCAGCCCTGCGGGTAGTGAAGCTGCTTCTTGCCCTCCCTACACTCCACCCGTATGGGCAGAGTAACGAAGTTGTCGGTGGCGGTCATTATTCACCTCCGAGGAGTTTTTCCCTCCGCTTTTTGAGAGTTTCGATATAGAGGTCATGATCGAAAAAGCGGGCGTACCAGAAGAGAACGGCCTGGTAAACCTGCGGCTTGTCAGCTTTCCAGCTGTAAAGTGTTCCGAGCTTCAGCCCGGCGAAGTCTGCGGCCCGTTGAAGCTTGATATGCTCTTCGAGCCACTCCGTGATCTCGGGGTCGAATTGTACTTCATAAACGGTTGCGTCAATGTCCATCTTAGCCCTCCTTAAGGTCGAATTGGTGCTCAGAGCGGGTCTGAGCCTGGAGCCAAAAGCCCAGCTCCTGCCCTACCTCTTCGAGCTGTTCGACGGTGAGGCTTGGAGCGTAGTTTTTGATTATATCGAAAAATTCCTCAAAGGTCAGATGCTTTGCCGGATCTTTCATGATGTCGATGAGAACATCCTCTACAAGATTCTCGACCGTATAGGTCGAGAGTTCGACACCTTTTGCGTTCATAATACACCTCCTTCCTCGAGAGCTTTTTTCGTCTCCGCAAGAGCCCCGTCGAGATCCCCATAAACCCCGTAGGCTACCAGCAACAGAACATTGAGGCAGGCATCCCAGCTGCCGAAGCGTGATGCACCTTCGATAAACTGCGAGAAGGAGCTGATGTTCTCCTCGAGAGTTTCGGCATCGTAAACCGTCTTGAGGATGGGAGGAATGAAGTCGCTCAACTCATGGGTGTGACTTAGTCGTGAAAAGGAGGAGGCCCATATCACCACCCGGTTCTCAAAGGTGTCCTCAATGGAGTCAGGCCCTTCTTTGACCGATTTTTCGATCAGCTCTTTGAAGCGGGCGATGGCCTCCCCTTTATCAAGCCCGCACGCCTCAAAAACGTTGTCCTTGCTATGGTCAAACTGGATAGTCATCTTACACTCCTTTCTTTGTCGTGAGAGCCTCAATAAGCTCGTCGAGCACTTTCTCAGCCTCTTCGTCGCTGAGTGTCTCGCCTTTTTCGTTCATGGCCTCGATCCTGGCCTTGCCCGAAAGGATGGAGCCTACCAGATCTCCGAGCTGGTCTTTGACCTCCTCCTTCTGTTTGAGCTCGACAGCCTTGTTGACGAAGTTGCCAAGCATCATGTAGTCGTCGTGGACGAGCAGTTTGTCGAGCTTCTGCACCGCTTCGGAGACAGTGCCCTTGACTATCGGGCCCGCTCCATCTCCAGAAAGAACGTCGGGAAGATGCTTCGCCGTAAGGGCGAAGCAAAGAATGTAGACGGCCCGGCGGGAACCTTTCGGAATGTATCCATGCTGTACTGACTTCATGACAGAGGCAAGAATAAACAGGGCCGCCGAGCGTGCTTCGTCAGGCTCGATGGTCACTGGCCCCTCATCGGGATCAGGCGGATAATCTCCGGAGAGCACACCGACCTTGTGGGCCATGTGTGCGAACGCTGTGTCCCATTCATCTCCGTCGGCGAAGCCGCACGCCTTGTAGATGTCTTTTTCCTTGTGGTTGTAGTCAGTCATTGTCTTTCTCCTTGTCTTGCAGTTTATGGTTGATGTAGAGGCTCAAAAATAGAGCCGTAACGAGGGAGGTCACGATGTAGGCCGTCCCCGTAGCCTGATCGACTCTTGCCATCGGGTCAATGTATGTTATAATATCCGTCCCCACTTCATGGCCCTCCTTTCCTAATCTGAAGTGTGTTGCTCAGGGGCCTCCCCGGCCCCGCCTCTAAGCTTCTCTTCCACCTCTTCGATGGACCTGGTCACGAGCTTGGCGAGTTCTTCGGTAGGTATGTCGAGATCCCGAGCTATGAACCGAATGGCAAGGGCCACCTCTCCCAGAATGTCATGAGGGGCCCCCTGAATGATGTAGCGTTTCTCTTCTGCGTCGATGTAGATCAATTTATCTCCTTTTATATGTTTTAAGGTGTTACGGTTTTGAGGTCTGCCAGAGAAGGAAGTTTTTTATACTCCCACCACTCGAACCCGTCATACCCGGCCCTCTCGAGCCATGTTCCGTCGTTGAAGACGACATATCCTAAAAGCTCCCGAGGGCCGTACCCGTCGCCGTAGGTGAAGTCGAGGCAGTCGACGGGGTCCTCCCTGCCATCAAACCCCCGCTTCCAGTCTACCGTGGCCTTGTCGTCACCGCACCTTTTATAGACGATGCGGGCATGGCTTATATCCTCGGTTGTTTTACCGATTTTTTTAAACTCCCTGAGGAGTTCATTCAGAGCGTTTTTCATGATGATACCTCCGTTTCTATGATGGTGTGATGCTCCGGTGTCGTGATAAGGTGCCGGAGCCGAGCGAGCTTCTCTACCGCCGCCTCGAGGCTTAGGAGGGCGAGGTCGGGGTCTCCTTTCTCCTTGATGGCCTCCTCGGCGAAATACAGATCCATGTCGATAAGCTCGAGGAGCTTTTCGTCCTCGGGCATAGCGAAGATAGGGTTCTTGCGGTGCTGAGGCACCGGACTGCTGGCTTTGATGTGTGCCTGATATGTTTCGATGGTCATGATTTCTCCTTTCTTAGGGTTAGACCCACTCTCCGTTGTAGAGCCTGCGATCCGACAGAACCTCCTCGGCGATGTCGTAGGCCTCGGCTTGAAGCTCGTCATCTTCCTCCACGGATTCGGCGACGAACTCGAGCCACTCTTTACGGAGTGGGTGGTCTTTCGGGATGTTGAGAAGATCCTCGGGAAGATTGTGCTTCTCTCCGAAGTCCTCGAGAAGGATGTCGGCTATGCCGTTGGCCCATCGCCCTTGCCCGAAGGTAGCATCGGCGACTTCGTCGAGCACCTCGAGATACACCTCATCGACCGGGTCGAGCACCGAAATAGGTGCGTCGATCCAGAAGTAGTCGCTCGTGTAGCGTCTGGGCTCGAGCTTGGGGTCGAAGCTTTCGTTTTTGACTTTAATCATGCTGTCCTCCTTATAGGTTATGGTCTTCTTAGAGCTCTATTACGCCGTTCCAATCGTCCCATCGGTAGTCTTTTCCACCTAGGTGGATGTACCACCGATAGTTTTTCTGGTAGATATAGGCCCCAGGGACGAAGGTCTGAAGCACGGCGTTGAGCCGTGACTTGGTTGTAACCGTCTTCCAGCCTGCGTCGCTGAGCCGGATCTCTTCGATCCGGGAGCTGTCCCGGTGGGAGAAGATGACCGAAGCGATCGGGTTGCCGTGGAGATAGACCTCTGCGACCTCCCTGCCGTCCGGCAGAGGCTCGAGGTATACCGAAGTGTTGGAGCGGGTAAAGTTCTTTTTGTTGCGGATGGCCTCGATCATGGCCTGTTCGATCTTTCTCATGTTGTCCTCCTTGATTTTATTTCGCCTCATACCACGGATCCCAGCTTGAACACCATATCTTCGTACCTCTGGGGAGTCTTTTGACCCCGAGACGCTTTCTGAGGAAAGCTCTTGCGCTCTTTTCGTTGTCCTTCTCGGGGTAGAGGCTAAGGGCGTAGAAATCACCGGGGAGCAAAGCATACCATCTTCTCATATTGTCCTCCTTATGCGGTTTTGGTTTCTCTGGTGTCGAGGATGAGGCGGTATGCCTCGTCCGTAGCGGCTTCGATGTAGACCAGCCTTGTATCTGGAGCCGTCAGGCTCTCCTTGACGTAGTGTCGGGCGAGGCCGTTACGGATGAGAGCTGTAACGACTTCGGCCCTGGACGGAGTGATTTCGATCACCCTGTAGTTGAGTCTTCCCTTTGTGTGGATGGTTGCGATCATGTTGTCCTCCTTGTTGTTTTTGTGATACGGACAAGGGATAAAGTCGTGTGTCCGCATCATCAAAACAACTGTGCTGGGCTCTGCGTCCGAGCCGGGAGTCTCACGGTTACCCATCCTTTGCCGCCTCCCTTGCTCAAGGGGAGGTCTCCGTCCTCTGCGCCCAGAGGGGAGGCTCGTCTTTCCGAGCTGTCTTGGGGTCGGCCTTCGAGCTGGCCTCGCCGTTTAAGCTTTGGAGGCTGGTTTCTCCAAAACTTCTAGTGGTATTATGGCATAAATTTTTGAGTATGTCAAGAGGTTTTGGGTAAATTTTCTAAAAATTTTGAGAGAGCCGTGAGGTTTTTATATATAGGTAGTAGAGATGTACTAGGAAATCTGTTATTTTCTGTTTTTTGGAAAACACTTTCGTAAAACGTAAAAGAGGGCTTCGGGGCCCCCATCACGGCGTTTCTGGAGAGCGATCTGGTTTTATAGGTTTATACATTTTACACTGAATCCTACTTTATTTTATTTTTATGTCTGTTTTTCTGCCGGATGGGGGGTCTTTTCTGTTAAATATGTTAAAAGTGTAAAAATATACTAAATAAAACCCTAAATACGGGGAAAGCTCCTTTTTACACTTGAAAAATCACCTGTAAAAGGTGTAAAAATGGGCAAAAAATTAGTTCGAAAGCTTAAGGTTTAGACTTCCCGCTCCAGCCGCCGTGGCGGACTGTCCTTTCTCTCCTCCTCTTCGCTGTGCTATAATTGCCCAAAAAGCAGGGAGGTTGTAGATGGGAAAGATCCGAATCAAGTCCAGTCATCGAGGCAGGTTCACGAAGTGGTGCAAAAAGCACGGATACAAGGGAGTGACCAACGAGTGCGTGGCTAAGGCCATAGCGATGGCGAAGCGGCTGCGTAACAAGGCTCTCAAAAAGCAGGCTATCTTCGCTCAGAACGCACGAAAATGGAGAAAGTAAGGGTAGGGTATAGGTTATGGGTAAAAAGGCTTTAAAAGAGCTTCTGGAGACCCTCATCTCCCTGGTGGCGATCCACCCCGACAAGTACTACATCAAAACACTTTTCGCTGACATAGCCGACTGGAGCTACGACGACATGGTACAGGCCCTCAAAGAGCACGAAGACGACTCAGAGATCCGGCTCCTCTACTCGAAAGTCCGTGACGCTCTAGAGGCGAGGCTGGTCGAAGCCTCCTTGCAGGGTAAGGTACCACCCAGCACGGCGCAGTTCGTGCTCCAGAACGTCTTCGACATGGGCAAAGAGGGGCGTTTCGGCGGTCAGAACGTCGTAATAGTCTACAAAGGTCTCGAGGAGCCAGACGAAGATGCCTAAAACCGTAGAGGTCGAGCTCCTGCCACACCAACGCCTCTTTCTTGCGGACACGTCGACCAAGTTTTTAGCCCTCGTGGCGGGGTTCGGTGCGGGGAAGACAGTCGCTCTGGCCCACAAAGCCATTCAGCTGGCCTATCTCAACAAGGGAGCGACAGGGATACTCCTGGAGCCGAGTTATCCGCTGCTGCACGACATCCTTATCCCGGCCCTGGAGGCCGAACTCGACCGTATGGGCATCCCCTACGAAAAGAGGGTAACGCCAAACGTCAACTTTTACCTCTACTTCGACGCCAACAACCCCACGACTCTGCTGCTTCGAAGCTTCGAAAACTGGCAGAGGCTTATCGGTGTCAACGCAGCTTTCGTCGGCGTGGATGAGATCGATACGGTCCGCAAGGATATCGCCAAGCTGGCATGGAACAAGCTCCAGGGCCGCCTCCGAGCGGGCAGAGTGCGCCAGATGTTCACCACCTCCACCCCCGAAGGCTTCGGTTTCCTCTACGAGTGGTTCTACAAAGAGCAGGGCAGGCCCGACCGCCGCCTGATACAGGCCAGAACGACGGACAATCCCTATCTCCCCGCTGACTTCATCGACTCGCTCTACGCCAACTACCCTGAAAACCTCATAGAGGCTTATATCAACGGCAAATTCGTCAACCTCCAGTCCGGCACGGTCTACAGGATGTTCGACCGCCTCGAGCACCACCAGTCCATCACACTCGAGAAGGGCGAAAAGATCCACATCGGCATGGACTTCAACATAGAGCGCATGGCAGCCGTGGCCGCCGTGATCCGTGACGGAAAGATGCTGGTTTTCGACGAGTTCGTCGACATCTACGACACCTTCGAGATGGCCAAGGCGATCAAGTCACGCTACTGGATGTACAACCGGGACATCACGATCTACCCGGACGCTTCCTCACGGCAACGCCACAGCTCGGCGAGCCAGACCGACTTGACCATTCTGCGCAAAGAGGGCTTCTCTATCAGCCTGGACGGCAGAAACCCGACCGTGAAAGACAGAATCATGTCGGTAAACGCCGCTTTTCGCTCCATGCGGGGCGACACGGTGCTTTACATCGACACCGACAGGTGTCCCAACCTCACGGAGGCCCTCGAACAGCTCGCCTACCGGAACGGGGAGCCCGACAAGTCGAGCGGCTACGACCATATCACCGACGCACTCGGCTATTTCGTTCACAAACACTTCAAGGCCCAGAGGCCCCCGGTGCAGGAGATCAAGAGGGACATCGACGACCGATATCACCGGGCCCTCGAGGCCGAAGCTCTAGGAGACTACGCCATCGTGGTATAATTACCCAAAAAGCATCATGGAGGCGGCATGACGGCACAGCAGATCATAGACAAGGCCCGGCTCATCATAGGGGACCGTAATAAGGCATACTGGAGCGACGAAGAGCTCGCCCGGTACCTGGATGACGGGGTCCGGGAGCTGGCGAAGATCACGGGAGTCTTCCATCGCACCAAGCTTATCACGACCCACCCGGACACCAAGATCTACACCCTCGACGACGAAGTCTACAAGATCCACGAGGTCTACGACGAGACCAGCCACAAGGCCCTCGTCATCAAGCCCTACACCATCGAACTCGACCACATCGAGGATGAAAACATAGTCCTTATAGCCGACTTCGCCAAGCTCGTCTTCCCGGCACCCGGCAACCGAAACGTCACGGTTCGCTACTCCTACATCCCAAAAAACCTCGGGGACGGCTGGGTTACCTTCGACCTCGATCATGACAATGTAGACGACCAGGTCACCTACGATTTCGACGAAGACGGCACCGAAGATCGGCTCTACTGGGTCGAGGATGGCTCGCCAGCAGGAGTCCTTCCCGACTACGCCCTCGAGAGCCTAGTCGACTATGTCGTCTACAAGGCGTACCTCGTAGACAGGGCCGAGCAGAACCAGCAGAAGAGCCAGTATCATCTCGCAAGGTTCCGGGCGCAGGCCAACAGGCTCGCCGATCTGGCCTTCGGCTCCTATTCCAACACGGCCCATACCACCTATCAGGGGTTCTGAGATGGCTTTCCGGTTCGTTTCCAACTTCGTCGGCGGTCTCAACACCTTCCTTCCTCCCAAGTATCTCAAGTCCAACGAGGCCGACATCCTCGTCGATGCCGACATCCGCAAAGGCCAGGTCGAGAGCGTCAAGGCCCCAAAGCTCGCCCACCAGGGAGCGGGCGGCTACTATGTCCGCAATTTCGTAGCCGACTCGGGCATAAACCTCTGGTTTACGCACAACAACCCGATGCTCTACATCGACTTCATGAACGCCGTGTACTTCTCGGCACCCAACGAGCTCAGCGACATCTACAAGAAGAGCCCGGACGGCTCGACGACCTACCAGATCGGAGTGGACAATCCGACTCAGGCCCCGGCCCTGCAACTCGACACCACGCAAACCTCCTTCTTCGCCGCCGGGGAAACCGTCCAGTACATCTACACGGCCTACAAGCACGGATCCGAAAGCTCGCCAAGCCCGGTAGCCGAGATCCGGATCCAGAACGACGGCGATTCGGTCAGGATCACGGTGCCCAACGCCTCGAACCTCGACGCCGAGACCATCAGGATCTACCGGGCCGGGGGCGGTGCCGGAGATTTCCTTCTCGCAGGAGAGGTCACGGGAGGCGATTTCGTAGATTCCCTCAGCGGCTCGGAACTTGGGCCAGCCTGCGACTCGTGGGGAAACGAGAGGCCTCCGAGCGGGCTCATCCTCGATGCCTACTACCGGGGCTACTTCATCGGTCATGTAGACCACAGTCCGGAGCTTCGTTTCTCCAACATCACCAATATCGAGAGCTGGAACCCTCTGCACTCCGTTCGCTTCGACAGTCCCGTCATCCGGGCCGTGCCTTACGCTGGCTCCATCGTCGTTTTCTGCGAGTCCGGCATCTACCAGCTCGTAGGGCAGACTATCGACGACATCGCCAAGGTGGAGATCCCGACCGAACAGATGTGCGTCAGCGCAAAGTCGATCATAGTCCACTCCAACGCACTCTTCTACCAGAGCCCGGACGGCATATGCGTCTTCGACGGGGCGAATGTGCAGGTCATCTCCCAGCCCAAAATCTCCAAGAGCTTCTTCACCGACCGGAAGCTCGTGGCGGAGAGTTACGACGGCAGGTTGCTCTTCGGGGACGAAACCTCGATCCTGTCCATCGACACGAATTTCAACATGGCTTTCAGCGAGTTCTCCTCGATCCCGGGCATGACCGATATGTTCTACAATGTCTGGGACGACAAGCTCTACATCGCCAACCAGGATGACATCTACCAGCTCTTCGAGGGCGAGACGGCGGAGATGCGCTACCGTTCCGGAAACCTCGGAAATTCCATCGAGGACGGCCCCGGTACGGACATCATGCTCAAGACCTTCCGTACCGTCCGGGTGCTGGGAACCGGAACCTTCGAGATCACCCTTTCGGTCGACTACGAACCTCCCGTGACCTACACCGACATCACACTAGACCCGAACAGGCCGACCCTGCTCTTCTACCCACGCCATGCCCGAGGCTACGCCGGGCAGATCGAGTTCAGGGGCAAAGGGTCGGTGACCGGTCTTCATGTCGAGTTCTACATCGATGGAGCGAATATCAATGGCTGATACATGGCGCAGAATACCCGACAATCTAGTTCGCAAAGCCTTTCAGGAGATCCTCGAGGTTCTGAAGGGCAGCCAGTCCATCACCGAGCTTCCGAAAAACCTCTGGGCGAAGATCTCGAAGATCGAGGCCGACGCTTCGCAGGCAGAACAGCTCGCCTACGATGCCCTGCAGGCCGCCGCAGACGCTCAGAGCACGGCGGACGGGAAGATCGTGAGCTACTACCAGCCCGAGGCCCCCACAGACGCTTCGGAGGGCGACATCTGGTTCGATACCGATGACGACAACAAGGTCTACCGCTATACGAACGGCTCATGGGTCGAGGCCCGTGACGAAGGCATCCCTCTCGCCATCCAGCTCGCCCAGAACGCCCAGGCCACGGCGGACGGCAAGATCGTGACCTACTACCAGGATGACCAGCCCGCAAACGGCTCGGAGGGAGACCTCTGGATCGACACGAACGACGGAAATCGACTCTATCGCTACACCGGGGGAAGCTGGGTCGAGATACAGGATCGGCAGATCCAGCAGGCCCTTGCGGCGGCGGCAAACGCCCAGGCTACGGCGGACGGAAAGATTGTAAGTTTTTTCCAGCCGGACGAGCCGACCGGACAGGCAATTGGAGACCTCTGGTTCGACACGGACAGCGACAACATGGTTTATCGGTGGGATGGCACCCAGTGGGTCGATGCCCGTGACGCAGGCATCCCCAAAGCTATCAACGATGCGGCCCTGGCTCAGGCCACCGCAGACTCAAAAATCGTGACCTATTACCAATCAGACCCGCCGACCGGACAGACCGTCGGGGATCTCTGGGTCGATACGGATGACCTTAACCACCTCTATCGCTGGGACGGGTCGGCATGGCAAAGTATACGAGACGGCCTCATCGAGGAGGTCGGTTATTCCAAAGAGAAGCTTCAGCAGGATCTCCTTACAGGAGTTTCTCTCGTCTTCAAGGACATCTCAGAGTTCGACGAGACCGTCCCGTCAGCCATCGCCATCGGCGACATTACCCTCAATTCCGACGGCACGGTAGCTTACGGATCACGGGGAGTCGCCATTACCAAGAACGGCCTCGCTGGCTACGATGACAGCTACAACGGAGACGGAGACCTTCCTTCTTTCGAGATCGACACGGGCGGCAACGCCACATTCCGGGGCACGGTCAGCGGGGCCGTCTTCGAAGCGGTGCGGGGCTCTTTCGCAGAACTCACCTCCGGGATACTCAAGAACGACGACGGCACCAACCAGATCTTCCTTGACCGTGAAGTAGACAACGGAACCTTCATCCAGCACGGAGACACTACAAACGGGGTGATGGTGACGGGCCGGGATATCAACTTCTACAAGAACGGTCAGCTCTTCAAGTCGATCAAGGCCATCAGGACCGGGGTAGCACAGGACGGAGACTATATCACTCTCGAGGGCATTTTCTCGACCCCGTTTATCACCACTTCGGCGGACAGTGTCTATTCCTACTCTGCCGACAACTCGACACAGAACCAATTCATCAAGGTAGGCTACACAGATCTGTCCGGAGATCCGGATAGCGGGGACTGGACCTTCAAGGTGTTCTGCTACCTCGAGGTGGATCCGTCTTCGACCTCTTTGTCCAATGTAATGGACATGGATGATGAGAACGGCACTGCTTCAGCTACAGGGTCGGACAGCACCGCCTCCCCTGCCTACTTCTATTCGGACGAAGTAAGCTTCACTTCCGGAGCTTCTTCCGTAAGTGTTTCTCTCAATACAAAAGCCTATATGTGTTATGCAGTTTACTGGAACGGTTCCTACTATTATCAGGCAAACTGCACTCTCAAGGTTACTCTCCAACAATACACTGCAGCTTGGGAAGATGTAACAACTCTGACTATCTTCAGCGGAACTTCCAATACAGGTGTCGATTATCAGTCTTTTGACAATTCACTTGAAGCCGATATTTCTACCTCGGCAACCAAACTCCGCCTGAAATATTCTTGGAGTGTGAGTGATCACACAGATTCCTACACTACCCACGATCCCAATCTCCCCGATCCTTATCTTTCTGCCAGTGTAGATGACGGAGATGATTCGACAGCCACTACCTACGTAATTTGGTTGTACTCTATGGCTTCTGCCGTTCTGAACTATCCAGGAACGGAGATTCCTGTAGACGAAGGGACAATCAGATGGCTGGTTATAGCATGAGGAGGCTTGAATGTTTTGTGTAATCTACGATTCCGATTCCGGGAATTTCATCCGCTTACTTGCCGGGGTATCTGAGACTTACACCCCTTCCTTGAATGTCGGAGAGGATTTTATTCTGGTTGACAAGGTGCCTCCCGTCCTTAACAGTAGCTGGTCGATCATGTCCGACGGAACCTTGCAACCCCCTCCGCCCCCTCCGCCACCTACCGACGAAGAGCTTGCGGCAGCGAGGAGGAGGCAGTATGAAATCGCCATCCAGAGCTGGCTCGACGAGACGGCGAGGAGCCGGGGCTACTCCAGTATCATCTCGGCCTGCTCCTATGCGGGTTTTGACAATCCTTTCAAGTCGGAAGGGTGTGACTTCGTCGCTTGGCGGGGCGATGTCTGGAAATACTGCTACATCGAACTCGACAAGATCCTTGCGGGAGAGAGGGAGGAGCCGGAAAGCCCGGAATGGTTTATCGAAAACGAGCTTCCGCAGTTCAGCAGTCCCTACACTCCCATAGACTGGGACAGCCAGTAGATCCCGGGCTGTGTTATAATTTCTGAAACCAACCGTTCAAAGGAGCGAGAGTGAAGATTGGAAGAGTCCAGACCAAGGAAGAGTTCTTCGAGGTGACAAAAATGTACCGGGAGGCCGTGAAGGAGATCTACTACTTTACGGAGCCCACAAGTGCGAAGGATCTCGGATTGTGGCTCAGAGAGCAGTTGAAAAACCCCAATTTCGACCTGTTCGTCGCTATCACTGACGAAGGAGAGCTGGCAGGCTTCGGTTTTGGGTATATCAGCGAGTTCGAGGTGCTGAGGGACCCGGTGTACTTCGTCGAGATGGTCTATGTCAAGCCGGAGCATCGACGAAGCAACGCCGCTTTCCTCATCATGAACGCATTGGCGAAGCAGAGCGAGAAGAGCGGCCTGACGACGATCAGCTACCTGTTTGCCGATAACCGCAAGAAAGACGGGATGCCGACCATCGCAAAACGCTTCGCTACCGAAAAGAAACCTTTTTTGGTCTGCTTCTACAGAGAACCACAAGGAGAGAAAAATGGCTTGCAAGAAAAAGGGCAAGGGAAAGAAGAGAGGTAAATAAATGGGAGGTCATAGACTCAATCCCGCCAGTTCTGCGATGCTTAAAATCGGGGACAGAGCATCCTCAGATTTTAAACGGATGCGCCCTAACAGTCCAAAAGGAGGGCGGGTCCAGAAACCTTCCAATATCAAGACAAGGCCGATCACTCCAGAAATCTCAAGGAAAATGGCTGAGAGGGCGAAGCTCGACAGACAGATAGGATCTCTCAAAGAACTCGATGACTCCCTCATCCGGAAATCCCTTAAAGCGGCGGCTTCTCCCCACACCTACACACCGGAAAAACCTCTGGAACCCGCCTCGCCTCCAGCTTCGGAGATTGCCAACCAGGCGGCGGAGAAGACGGCTCAGAAAGTCCTGCGACAATTACAGGCCCAGCAACAGACGGCGATGAGAAAAGGATCTCCGAAAGGTGGGACCCCATCGAGTATGAGCTATTACGGAAATCGGTACCGGGCACCCGGCAGAAATTACGGATACTATAGGAGATAATTATGGGCGGTAGCAAGTCACATACTGAAGTAAAAACCGAGTATAAAGAGAGGCCGCTAACCGAAGAGGAGAAACAGCTTCTACGTGAAGAGGCCCGTTTCGCCAGGCTTCTCGGTCAGACGGCGATGTCGAGCGAGTCCCGGTCTCAGGACATCTACAAACGATACCTCGATGTTTTCGCTCCTCTCGAAGACTCGATGGTGGCCCGGGTTCTGCTCACAAACAAGGAACTCGGCACGGTAGACAAGGATCTGCTAAGTCGTTTCCAGGCCCAGGCGAAGAGCAGTGTCTATAGCGGAGCCAAAGGTGCCGATAAGAAACTGAAGCAGTTTTTCGCTCAGAGAGGTATGGAAGGCTCCGGCCTCGAGGCCAAGGCTCTCTCAAATATGTACGCCGGGGTTTCCCAGGCGGCGGCGGGAGCTCTTCAGGACGCTTTCTTCAAAGCTCTTCAGCAGAGCGACATCTACCGACAGCAGAAGCTTCAGAATGTCGCTTCGGCTATATCGGTAGGAAAAGGGCTTGGTCAGGGAGCGTTCCAATATCAAGGCTTAGCCGGACAGCAGTATCAGGGAGCTAGCAATGCTTTCGGACAGACCTTCCGTGACTGGGATATGCGATGGAAACAGTCGAGCTTCCAAAACAGCTCTTCAAGTTCAGGGCCTCTAAGTTCTCTTGGTAACTTGTTCAGCATTACAAAGGCGATCTGATGGCACTCTTCAATATCAGGATTCTTTCAGACGAGGAAAGGGAACGTAGAAAAGCGGAGAACGAGGCGGCGATTGCCGATGCGAAAATCCGGCAACAACAGGCCGCCTTTGCCGGAGCGAAAGTCGGAGAAATTCTCGGTGACAAAGCCCATCAACTTTCGCAGGAGGCTGAGAAGATCAGGCTAAAGTATCAAGACTACATCAATAAGCTAATCGAAAAGAAGGCCAAGCCTGAAGTTATCCAGAATGTCGTAGGTCAGATGAATCAGGAAATTTACAATCGGTGGTCTACATGGAAAACCGAGGTTGATAGTTATAAACAGTCGTTCGAAAAACTCGGAGACGAGAATGGTGTGCAGGTTCTCGAACAGCTCGAAAAAGTACAACCTTTCACTTTCTACAACATTGAACCGACGGAGAGCGGCAACTTTGTAGTCCAGGAAATTTCGCCTGACGGCACCATTCTCTCAACGATGAAGTTTGACACCCCGCAAGATTATAAGCAGTTTGTCGAACTTAGCCCGGATATTAGAGCGTTGGAGAAAGAGCTTACCCCGGCGCAGACCCGTGAGCTTGTCGAAACCGCCAGAGTTCTAGGGATGTCTCCGAAAGAGTATTACAACCAACAGCTCTGGCTCCAACAGCAACAGCTCAAGCCTGCGGAACAGCGAATGATCGAGTGGATTGCCTATGCCAAAGGTATCCCGATCAACAAAGCTTTTGAAGAGTACAAAGACTGGAAACTCAGCCTCAGTCTCACCGCTGTACCCAAAGATGATGAAGCAGTGAACAGGATGGCGTACCAAGCTCTTGAAGAGTACAACCGTTCGGTACCCGAGCAGTACAGAGTGCAGATCGACCAGGAGGTTCCTCTGACTTCCGTTGTCGATATTGACCTCGAGGCCATTAAGGATCCCAAACAAAGGGAAAGAGTGCAGGCGAAACTCGACAGGTTCGTCATCAACTACCTTAAAACCACAAACAAACAGGGCTGGAGTGCGGCTATCAAAAAGATCCAGGAAGTCAACCAGTACACAGCTTCCCTGGCAAGAGCGGTCAAAGCCGCTGATTCTGCTATGAAAGCCGATAAAGTCACTCCAAACTTCGTCAAAAAATGGTTTTATGATCTGGTAGGGAAATATGTGCCAGTAGATCAGATCCCAGGAACTGATAAACTCTTGAACTCCGGCGACATCGACCGGATCAAGAACTTCCAGTTTACCCTCAATATGCTATTGAAAGCGATGAGCGGTACCGCCGTTACCGAAAATGAAATGAAACGGTTTGTCCAAGCCACGGCTTCCCTATCAGAAACCGATCCGAACATCCTGCGAGGTATGCTGAACATCGCTCAGATGTCTCGCACAGACCTCGATAGCCTTAGAGCTATTCTTGGTGAGGTGCCTTACAAGGTGAAGTTTGGGAAAATTGACCGCTGGGTCGATGTACTGACCAGCACTATTGAAAGATTTATGCGACAGAAAGGTGTAGAACCTACCCCGGCTGTCAGTTTGTATGATAACCCTACGGAATATCTTGGTGAGGGGACAAAGAAGACCAAGTCCATCCCGGTCAAGGCTTTCACCAAAAAATCGACTCGTGGTAAAATGACAGAAGAGAAACCCAAGCCCAAGAAACAGGGCGGCATTGATATGGGCGGTTTCCGCATTTATTAAGGAGACTACATGAACGAAGCCCTCTTCGAAGCGGCACAGACCGATTCCGATCTCAAAAAGCAGATTGCAGAAACGGCTACCCGAACTATCGCTCAAACGGAGAACCCGGCTCAGCAGCTTTTCGCTCAGGATGCCAACCAGACGGCTTCCATGCCCGGTATTCTCACTCCTGCCTTCGCTGATACCGTCCCGGGCGGTGAGGCTATCCAGAATATGACCAAGGCTCTACTTGAATCTCCGGGCAACCCCTTGCTCGCAGGGGCCAAATTTCTGGCGAACGACACCCTGAACCAAGCCTACCAGCTCATCAGGAAGGAACTCGGCGATGTAGTTGAACCTTCTGAGCCCGGTATGGAAGAGGCTGGGATCTACGACAGGGCCCTTTTCCTTGCACACTCCATGAGTGCTTCCAAAGCCGCAGATAAAGGGAAGATTTCCAAAGATGCGGTTGCCCACAAGCTCAAGCAGTCTCTGAAATCCGCCGGGGTCGAACTGTTCTATCTGCCGGATGAGCAGAAGCTTGGTTACGAACCCGTTCTGCTCTTTTTCAAAGAGATGGAAGGAGAAGACGGCAAGAAAAAACCCCACCCTTTCGCTCCGTCTCAGGTACTCTCCAAAACGGAGCTCGAAGCTTTGAAGAGGGCAAAGAATACTGCCCAGCGATACTATATGCTCCAAAAATTTGCCAAGAAGTATGGCTACGAAGCCCAGTTTGTCCGGGGCATCGACCCTGAAACCGGGACCGTTATCCCCTATGATGAAGAGGGTAGTAAAGAACTCGCCGAGGCTTCCAACCCTATTCTCTACAATCCCCGCCGTAATACCGCCAAGATTCTGTCCCAGGACAAACTCCAGGATACCGCCGGGGCCTTACTCCTCAACTGGGCGGTTATGGCGGGCAGTTTTGGAGGAGCCACCCTCGGAGGGGCGGCGGCATCTACTGTCACGGCAAACCCTGTAGCAGGTCTCGAGGGAGGGGCGTTGGGGGCTACGGCGGGAGCTTCCGCTATGGCTCCGATACAGGGAGAGCTCAACGACATCCTTTTCGGCACACACCTCGCTCCTGAAAGTATCGACGAGGCCTCCGAGCTCGTTGGCAAGACATGGAAGGAGAATTTCTGGGCAGATCAGGCCCTACTCGTCGGGGCTCCCCTTGCAGTCGGCGGCGCACTCAAGGTCGCTAAAGGGGCGGCTAAGCTTGCAAAGGCTACTTATGAGGTAGGAAAGACTGCCGTAGGTGCCGGAAGCTATGCTCCTAAATCTATTTGGAGCAAAGCTACGAAGCTCATCAAACAATCAGGTGTCCGTGAAGAGGAGATCAACAAGGCCGTAACCAATCTTGAGAAAATTGCCAATCTTCCCGGTAAGGAAGACAAAGAGCTTCGTCAGGTTATCGGTTCGCTCGCAGTCGACAACCCGACCCTAAACCGAAACGCAAGAGAGCTCCTGTCGAAGGATCCTATTGCCGCAGAACGCCTTTCCAAGATTGCGAAGAGTGTGGAAGATACCCTGACCAAAGTTTTCGAGAAGGGCAAGGTCAAGGATGTCGATGTACAGGCCCTGAAGCAGAGCCTCAATTTCTACGAGAACAATGTCAAAACGCTCTACCAGAATGGCCTTCAGAAAATCAAGGTTCTGACCAAGGGCCAAAAGTTCGTGGTAAATCGGCCCATCAAGGAGGCCGCACTCGATATTCAGAAAGCTATTGGAGGCATCAAGGACGAAGCCATAGTCTCCAAGCTTCGGGCCCTGAATAACCGCCTGCTTCGGTGGGACAAAGTGAATCGTAAATGGGTGCCCAAGCCTATCACTTCAGAGGAGCTGGTTGAAGTCAACAAGATGCTGAATGAGCTGGCTCCCACCATCAAAACCTATGTGGGTGAGAAGACGATCAGAAGTCTGCAAAAAGGGTTCCGCCAGATGCTCACGGCGGCGAACCCAGAGGCCGGGAAGATCTACCAGACCATCAACGCTCGCTATGCCAAGATGATGAACTTCAAGGAAAGTGACATTGGCAAAAAGATCCTCCAGAAGCCTTACAACCTTGCCAAGCAGGACGAGTTTTTCCGTGACATGGCTCTTACTATGGAAAAGAACGCTCCGCAGGCGGCACAGGTGCTCGACCGTCTCAAACCAGCTGAAAGGGCGGCGGCGGAGACCAAGCTTCTCAAAAGCCTCGTAGAGACATCGAGGGGCAAAGTAGAGTACATGAAGCACCCCTATATCGACTTCGAGGCTCTTGCCAAGAAGCTCGATGCCATCGCTCCCTACAAGAAACAGGTTTTCAGAGCCAACCCACAGGCTTTCGAAAATCTCAAAGCAATCGTCGATACTGTCAAGCCTTTCAGCTCCTACATGAAGATGGCGAACCGGACGGCTTCTCTCGGCGGCAAACTCGCCAGCGAAACGAATAGCTGGCTGTCCTGGAAATGGGTGCGGGCGATGCGATCTCTATCCAACGCAGTCATGCAGTTCATCTTCAAAGACACCGCCTATCAGAGAACCCTCAGCCATGCGCTTTCCAAGACCTCTCCGAGAAACCCGGAACAGGTACTCAAAATTCTCGAGAAGTCTCTCCCCAAACAGAAGTCGGCCTCCTTCGCCAACGAGTTTATCAAGGTAAGGTCGGCTATCCAGAAGATCCGGGAGGGTAAACCTCTTTCTCCTTTCGAGAGCTATGCAATGTTTGGTGTACCCTACGGGGTCGAGGTCAAAACGGACGAGAATGGAAAGATCACTGGCCTCGAACTGCACGCAGACCGGGCCATTGCAGGCACCGTCGCAGGTTTCTTTGTTGGAAAAGCTTCTCGATCTCTAATGAGACAGGTCAGGGAGATGCAAAAAACTGGTAAATCAGCCAGGGAGATCTATCGGGAGCTGGGAGTATACCAAGGCCGTGACGGTAAATGGCGCATGGTTCTGTCCGGCGATGACTACGAACTCGATATCAAGAAATTCAAGAAAGCCGCCGACAAGGCCAATAAACTCGTTACCAAGCAAATGGAGACTTCTCAGGAGTTTTTCGATGCGGCTATGAGTTACGGGGCCCGTAATCCGCAGGAAGCTCTCGAACTCGCTCAGGAATTCCCGGAACTCAGAAAGTATCTCAAGAAGCTCGATTCATTGCAAAGCCAGATTGAAAAAACTATCACTTTCAGGCTTGGAGATATCGTCACCAACCCGAACGCCAAAATCTTTAAGAAATTTCCGAAGCTCAAGGATTTTACCGTACGGATCGAGCCTGATGAGCCTGGTAATGCCGGGTACCATGCCGGGACCACTATTTCCATCAACCCCAATACGATGGTGAAATATGGCGAGGAAAAAGTCAAAGAGACTTTCGTACATGAAACCCAGCACGGCATTCAGAGCCTGTCTGGCTTCTCTCAGGGAGGAGGTATCGAAAACGCTATCTGGGCTTCGGTACGCAAAGAATTTCCTGAAGCCGGGAAGATCATGGAAAAGATTGCCAATGCCAGAACCGAGGCTTCAAAAGACAAGTGGTATACCGCACTTGGGAAATACATGGCTTCCAAGGGATACCCAAGCCCTGACGATTGGTTCCAAACGAACCCGCAGAAAGTGCAGGATGCTTACCTCAAGATGTATGGAGAAGCCGAAGCCCGCATGGCGGCGACAACCAGGAAGATGACCGACAAAGACATCCTGAAGATGCGTATCGAGGGCATCCTTCCCGACGACATCATCTACTCCAAGAACAGGTTGAAATCCTGGAAAGACCTTACCATCGTCGATGAGAAAAACCCGTTCAAATTCAGGGATGCGATCAGTTTCAACATCGTAGCCCGTTCCGGCAGTACTGATCCTTCCCACTATGTGGCCTTGAAACTGGTTGGGCAGGATCCTATCTACATCAAAAGGGTCGAGGAACAGCTGAGTAAGACCAAAGAAGGACGCAGAGCACTTGAGAAGGCCAAAAAGTACGGTATCAAGCCGCTTCTTGCCTATATGACCGACGAGGAGCTTCAGCATATCACTTCCCAGACAGTCACTAATCTCTACAAGCAGTTGAAGTCTGGTAAGGGATTCTACAAGGTAAACGAACTCGAAGCCGCCGCCAAGGCCGGAGCGGCGAACAAAGAGTGGTACGGGAAGCAGACTCTTGGCCTCCAGTATCTCTTCGGTGAGGAGGAGTATCGACTCTTCGAGATGTTCGCCAAAGAGGCAGGGGCTTTGTCAGGCCAAAATGAGGTTGGTAGAAACACCTTCGATGCGGTACAGTTTTGGTACAACTGGACGAAACTCGGTAAGCCTCTCGATGACAAAGTAGTCTTCAAGCTCCTCAACGATGCCGGGGCTATGGCTTCAAGACAAGATGCTAAGCGCATTGTCCAATATATCAAAGAAGGGGTGAAGTACGGAAAGAGTCTCAAAGTGCCGAATTTCACAAATAACCTTCTCGGGGATCAGACCAAGTTCACCAACGATACCCATGTGGGCCGGATGAAAGGTATGAACGAGGCCGATGCTGGTAAAACCAGGAATCTTGCCGACACACTGATGGCCCGTATCGTAGCCGACAAACTTACCCAAAAATCAGGTATGCTCTGGTCTACTGCAGATGTGCAGGCGGCGGCCTGGGTGTATTCCAAATCGGTCAGCGACCTGTTAAAGAAAAACCCGAAACTGCTTAATAAGCTGATCTCCAATAAAGAGTATGGGAAGATCGTCCAGTATATGGACAAGGAAGGCGAAGGGTTCATCGACAACATTATCCGAAACAAGACCCTTCAAAAACTTTTGAAAGCCACAGGAGTCAAAGATGAAAACATTAGAAAAGCAGGTGATGTCGTTGCTCGTCTCAATGCGAGAGGAGTCGAGGCTAAAAGGAGACTACCTCTCACGGATGCTGACAGGAAAGCCCTTGACAAAGTCACCAAACGGATCGTCTCGACGAACAAAAGGGTCGGCAAAGAAGCGGAAAAAGTAAGGGCTAAATGGTATATCGAACCGAATAAAAGCCCTGTTCATCGCTTCTTCGTCAACCCCTCTGCGGCGGAGAAGACCCGAGAGGTCGCCTATGTCGGAGGCAAGCCTGTCCGGCTCCTGGAGAACGACGCTGTCATAAACCTGACCCCCGTAGGAGGCATTACAAACGAAGAGTTCATCAGACACAGCCAGCGGTATGTCAACGAACTAAAGCGGCTGGCCCGCAAACATGGAGTGAAGATCAAAGGGGGCGTCGCCCAGGCCGACGGGCTCTTTGAAGGCACAGCTGAGAAGTCGCTTCAGTTCGTAGTCCGTGGAGACGAGCAGAATGTCAAACGCTTCGTTTCGGAGTACGGGAAAAAGTATGGGCAATGGAGCGTTCACATCGGCAAGCTTGGAAAAAGCCCGCTGTCGGTGGACATCAAGGTTCCGAAAGGCGCAAACAAGAAGATCCATGAACTGCTCAAGAAGCATGGGTTTGCCGGGGCCACCTACGATAACGGGGTGCTTCGGCTCGACTTCATTAAAGAGTACAGCCCCAACTACAAGAACCCGGCGCAGGTCAAGAAAGAGTACAAGCAATTCCTTTCCGAAGCCAAGGCTCTTGCGGCAGAGATGGGGGCCAAAGCAGAGCTGAAAAACATCGAGGTGACACCGATCTTCAACAAGAAATTCGTCACCGACAAAAACCTCGAGATCTATGACAAATACATCAAGCTCCATCCTGCGACTCTCGGAGCGATGCTTGGTTTCGAGGTCTATCAGGATAAGGATGGGAAATATCATTTCAGCTACGACCCGGTCAAAGGAGCTCTTGGAGCTATCGGAGGCGCACTGTACGCTTCGGCTGGGGGTCGGCTCACTCTCAAAGAGTTCAAGGCCCTTATGGGCTGGTTGAAACAACAGGGCAGGCTCCATCTCACAAACACCCATAAATTGGTCACCGACATCAAAATGGTAAAATACTACCAAGCGGCGGCCCAAACTGCCCGTAACGCCCAAGGAGAAAATGAATGATAGAGAAGCCTTTGACCATCCGGCAAAAAGAAGAGGTCGATCAACTCGCAGACCTCAACAATATGTTTGTCGAAGCATGGACGCACAACCAGATCTACAAAGATAACGCTCTGAAAGCGAGAAACTTCTACGACGGTTACCAGTGGAGCGAAGACGAGCTTCGGGTTTTGCGTGAACGAAAGCAACCTCCCGTCGTTTACAACCGGATCAAGCCCATCGTCAACACCATCATTTCTCTTCAAAAGGGTAACCGGGCGGAGATTAGCTTCAAACCTTACGATGTGAGCGAGCACGATTTCATGGCGGCAAAGATGTTCACTACTATTGGAAAGCATGACAACCGCATTGCCAAGTACAGCTACTACGAGTCCCGGGCTTTCAAGGACTATGTCATCACCGGGCGAGGGGCCATCCAGGCTTATTACGACAATGAAAAGAAGCGACTCGCCTACGACTACATCGACTTCCGAGATTTCTATGTAGACCCTAGTTCGAAGGTGGACTCCCTCGAGGATGCAGACCATGTCCATATCGCTACCTACATCGACGAGGTCGACCTGAAACTCCTTTACGGGGCCGATACAAGCGACATCGTTATCGGCAATACGGGGATCGACGAAAGTGAGATGCCTGCCATCGAGGCCGGGGTGAACGACAAAGTCCGCCTCGTGCAGAGCTGGGTCAGGGTGCCCGTCCGTGACGAGCAGACAGGGGAGTATCGCAACGAGTACGACTGCTTCATCTGGGTAGACGGTAAGATCCTTAAGTATTACCAGAACCCCTACCCTTCGATGGGCCGCTTCCCAGTCGTTCAGATGACACTCTACCGTGACCTCGACAACCACCCTTATGGTATCGTCCGGGATCTGATCGACCCGCAAAGGGTTCTCAACCATACCCGCTCCAAGGCGAGCCACATCCTCAACACCCGCAAGTTCGTCTATCGGGAAGGAGCCTTCAACGGGGCCGAGAGGGAGCTTGCCGAAAGACTCAACCAGCCAAATTCCCTGATCCCCCTGGAGGGCGGAGCGCAAGACCTCGCTGACATCACCCCCAAGAACGACATTCAGGCACTGCTTGCCATGATGGAGCAGTCACAGGCCCAGATTCCTGATATTGCCGGGGTAGGCGAAGAGGTCTCGGCAATGAACGACAAGAGCCTGTCGGGCCGGGCCATCGCTCTGCGCCAGCAAAGCGGGCTCACCCGATTGACAGAAGTTTTCGATGGTCTGCAAAGGTTCCGTGAGGCTGTGGGCCGTTGTATGATCGGCATTATCCGTGATTACTACGACTACGACCGCCTTGCACGACTCATCACTCAGGGAGGCGACGAAGAGGCCGAGCAGATTGATGTGACCAAGGTGTGGGAGTTCATCAACAAGGATTCCATTGTCGAGTTCGACATCATTACAGGAACCGACCCTGTTACCCTTACCCAACAGACCGAAGCCTACCAGAACCTGCTCCAGATCTTCGCTCTCAACCCGCAAGCAATTCCGGTCGAGGCTCTGGTACAGTTCTCGAACATGAGCAACAAGCATGAGATCCTACAGCTTATGCAACAGACCAACCAGCAGGTACAGCAGATGCAACAGATGCAGATGGCTCTCGAACAGCAGAAGGAGCTGATCCAGCAGTTGCAGAAGAAGCTCGAAGAGAAAGACCAAACCATTGTCAAGCTGTTACAGAAGGCAAGCCAGCAGTTTGCCAATCAGGCATAATCCTGTGCTATAATTGTCGTACAAAACCTCGAAGGAGAGATAGATGGCGAAGAACCAACTCAACCCAGAAGAACTGGAGATGGAAGAACTTGAAGATGTGCTTGCAAGCGCAGACTTGGATGAACTCGATGATGAAGAGTTCGAAAACGACGCAGAAACCGGAGAGGAAGACTCCGAGGGGGAAGAGCAGGTAGAGGACGAGTCCGAAGAAGAAACTGAAACCGAAGAAGATGAACCGTCAGAAGACGAGATTGAGGAAATCCTGAAATCCCTCGACATTGAAACCGAGGACAAAGAGGGACAGACCACCGAGGAAGGTGAGGAAGATAAGGAACCGGAGCTAACGGAAGAGGAGGAGGATCTCCTTTCCAAGCTTCTGGAAAACCCGGAAGAGGTCATCGACACTCTGGTCGAAAAAAAGCTCGAAGAGAAGCTGAAGTCCATCGAACAGCAACAGCGTGAAATGGACGAGAAGTGGAACAAGTTTCTGGAGCAGTCTGAAGAGGTGAGTCAGGTTTTCCCTGACTTCAACGATACTATGAACGAGGGGGTACTCGAGAAGCTCGCAAATGACCCCAAGAATGCCGCAATCGTTCTCGAAGCCGAGAACATTGCAGAGGCCGCTTACTATTACGCCAAGTTCGGCACCCCGGTTCCTTCCGCCAAACAGCTCAAGGAACTGATGTCGAGCGAGGAGACCCCGAGCAAAGAGGAGAAAGAGGGCAAAGAAGCCCCTGTACCTCCCAAAGGCAAAGCGGCAGGGGTTACGGACGATGAAAACCTTGTCCCTGAGACTCTCGACATTGCCGACCTCGATTTCTAAACCATAGGAGAAAGAAATGGCACAAACTGTAATCCGCCACGATGATGCGTTGGCGATCCGACAATGGGACAAGAAGGTAATCCTTGCGGCTCGCAAGGCGACTTTCTTCGATCAGCTCAAGTCCGTGGACACGAGCAACAAGAAAGTCCAGAAAATGGTAGAAAGCTACGAGCGCAAAGGTATGACCGTTCTGACCGACAGCAACGGGTTCATGCAGTCCAAGACCCTCGGCGCAGGAGAAGGCCGTGAAGCCATCTTCCCTCTGCAAGTGCATAACGAAGAGGATGCGTGGGTCACTGGCGACAACCTGCTCGAAGGTCACGAAAAGAACCTGAAATTCGCAGACCAAGCGGTCACTTGGGATGTCTACAAGATCGGTGTCAACCGAGGTGGTACACGAACCAAGTACGAAACCGCACTCGATCTGGTCAAAGCGATGCACACTCAGGTCAAGATTGATGTGACCGAGAAGTTGGATGCCATGCGCTTTGCGGCCCTGAAACCCACCGCCGCTCAGAATGTTCTGACCACCAGCGGCACCACTATCCGTGAGCGTATCGGTCAGGTTGTAGATGCCGCCCAGACTGGTAAAGGCATCGAGGCTACTGGTCACATCATCAAGCCCGTCTATATCGGCGGTGAGCCCTATTACGTGCTCGGCATGAGCGTCAACGATGCCCGCAAGTGGGTCAACAGCGCAGACTACCTCGAGTCTCAGCGTCTTGCCAACATCCGTGGTAACCGCAACCCGGTCTTCACTGGCGCACTGGGAACCATCGAAAATGTCATCCTGATGAAGCACCCCCGCTTCGAAGACGGCAAATCCATCCTGATGGGCGGACAAGCTCTGCTCGAATTGTGGGGCGGAGACAAGCTGAAGCAGGTCGTCGGTTACGGTAAATACGGTTCCGAAGAGAGCATGAGCCTCGGTGTCTTCCTGTACTACGGTATCGAAGGTGCCAAGTTCAGCGACGGTCTCGTCTTCGGCACCCTGCAAGCCAATGTCATTCCCTAAGAGGTGACTGATGGCTCAGGCTAAAACGAAGCTGATGGTGGTAACTCTTGGCGAGGGCGAGGCTATGACCGTGCCTCTCGCCAACGGGGAGTTCAAGAAGGCGGTCAAGGGCGACATCGTAGAAGTCGCAGGAGACTACGAAAACGCATATCTCGAGCCCTACAAGGGCCGTGGTAAGGCACAGGCTGAAAAGCAAGAAGGAGATAAGTAATGTCGAAGTTTGTCGATTATCAGAAAGTCCGGGCATTCCATGTCAAGGTAACCCCGGAAGCTCAGGGAGCTGGCAACGAAGTCGTTATTGACATTCCCGCAGGTTCCATCGTCTCGGTGAAGGCGGCTGTCGCTACGGTTTTCGACGGAACCAGCCCCACGATCACCGTAGCCGACACTACCGGACGTACCTATGTCAACGCCGCCGATGCTGCTACTGTCGGCATTAAAGGTTCCGCTGACGGATACCTTAAAGCTGACGGATCTGTCACCGTGTCTATCGGAGGTTCCGGTTCTACTGCTGGCGAGGCCTATGTGCAGGTCGTCTACACCAACGAGGAACTGTCCGACGGTACCTGGAGCAACGACGGCTAATCCGCCTCTTTGAGGCAGACGGCGAGGGCTTAGGCTCTCGCTTTTTCATTATAAAGGACTGGTGCAATGGCTGAATGGAACTTAAAAGATATTCTGGACAGCGGCGCAGTAGACCAGTCCATCGTAGATGCTGTAAAACGCCTCAAACTCGCCATAGAGGATATCCAAAACCTCCAAGCCGAGCTTGATGCAAAACTTTCTCAAATTTACACAAGCGGAGCGATAACCGGAGACGGTACGCAAAGCAATCCTCTCACCGTCAACCTTCCTTCCACTATCGGAGATATGAAAAAAGCTGACTACGATACTAATGACAACGGTGTCGTGGACAATGCCGAGAGGCTTGGCGGCAAGCTCCCAGACGAGTATGCTTCCAAAGCCCACCAGCACCTCTCCGCCGATGTGACTGATTTCGAAGAGTCGGTTCGCCGAGTGAACTATGTCGAAGAGGCTTACAATGCCCGTCACAATCACCCGAACAAAGCCCTTCTCGATTCTCTCACGAATAGCGGAGACGGGTCCCAATATCTCGGTGATGACGGAAACTATCACCCTGTGCCTGAAGGCGGAGGTGGGGGTGATATGTTTATGGTGGTTTACGATGTTAATGGAGACGGGATAGTTGACAATTCAGAAAGACTCGGGGGCAAATTGCCGAGCGAGTTCGCCTCGGCGACCCATTCCCACACACTTTCGGATATTACAGATTTCAAAGTCTATGTGGATGGCACGACTATCGCCGGAGACGGAACGCCCGGTAACCCTCTTAGAGTTATAGGAGGGGTCGGAGATAATACGATTGACGGGAACGACAACAGCACTACTTTGGACGGCGGAAACGCTACTGATACAGGATCAGAAACAATAGATGGAGGAACA